ACTTCTTAATCAACTGAGAGGAAAAAGGGGAGGAGAAATCCTCCCCTTATTTACATGGAAAAAAGAATATTCAGCGAAGACAAAGATCAGGGAATCACACGCTACTGGCACTACAACGATGAGACTGATGAGGCAACGATTCAGACGCAGCAGGATGTAACGGCCATCATTGAAGAGAACAAGCAAGAATTCAATATGGTTGATGAGCGTGCTAACTGGAAGGGTGAGTTTCACCGCGTTGCAAGCATTCCTATGTCGATATATGCTCAGTTGAGAGCAGAGGGCAAGCTGGATGATCAGGAATATATGAAGCGTTGGCTCAATGATCCAGAGAACAGATTTTTTCGTGTACGACCAGGACAAGTATGAAATACATCGCAGTATGCACACCAGCGCGTGACATGGTTCACACCATGTTTACCTATGATCTTGTCAACATGGTGGCTAATCACACATTGAACACCAATGATGCCATCAGCTTGAAAATATCACAGGGGACGCTTATCGCCAATCAGCGAGCCGAATTGTGCCTAGACGCGATGCGTGAAAAATGTACCCATGTACTCTTTATTGATTCAGATATGCGGTTTCCACAGGACATGATTGAGCGTTTGCTGCAACATGACTTGGACATTGTGGCAACCAACTGCGCTCGCAGGCGTATGCCAACAGGACCGACCGCACAGCTTTATAAAGAAAATGGCGAGCGTGAGTTGGTATATACGATGCCCGAATCAACTGGCCTGCAAGAAGTTGGCTCAGTTGGCATGGGAGTGATGCTGATCAAGGCCAATGTCTTTGCGGCGCTGTCAGAGCCTTGGTTTGAGACTCCATGGCGGCATGACAAGCGTGGCTACATTGGCGAGGATGTTTTCTTTTGTAAGAAAGCTAGAGAGGCAGGCTTTAAGATATGGATTGATCACGATGTGAGCAAAGAGATTGGTCACATTGGAATGTTTGAATTCAAGCATGACCACACTTGGGTGATGCGTGAAGTCCAAGAAAAAGAGGCCGTCTAATGGCATTGAGTACCTACACAGAGCTGAAGACATCGCTGGCCGATTGGCTTAATCGGTCTGATCTGACTTCAGTTATTCCTGACTTCATCAGTCTGGCTGAGGCACAGATCGAGCGTCAGCTACGCACGCGACAGATGATTGTGCGTGCGACTGCGTCTTTTGCTGCGGCTGCTGAATATGGCACAGTGCCTGATGACTTCTTAGAAGTCAAATCCATCAAGCTCAACACCAATCCAGTGACTGCATTGCAGTTTCAGACGATTGATGCCATGGACGCGCTGTCCAACACCACCTACTTATCTAGCGGCAAGCCACTGTATTTCAGCGTGGTGGGAAATCAATTCCGACTGTTGCCGATTCCTGATGGCGCATACACCGCAGAGTTGGTCTACTACTCAAAGTTGACTAAGTTGTCATCGACTGTTCCAACCAGTTGGCTGTTGACGCAAGCGCCTGATATCTATTTGTACGGTTCACTTTTACAGGCCGCGCCTTACCTACAGGATGATGCGAGAATCTCTGTGTGGTCATCGTTATATGCTGCTGGCTTAGAGCAGTTGCAGACTGCTGATGACCGTGGCTCAACCTCTGGCGGCGCGTTGATGACGCGAGCAAGGACATTCGGATGATGATCACCACCACCAAAGGCGACATGGACGAGTCCTTGTTGCAAAAGTCTGTCGGCTCAACTGAGAGCGACAAAGAGATCATCAGTTGGGTTGAATATCGTTTGGATGACGAACTGGTACACAGATCAGTCCATGTTGTGTTGAAACAAAGTGTCGCAGCCGATGGTGTTGCGGCCGCAATTGGATAAGGATTAAGTCATGGCAAATACTCAGGCTATGTGTACAAGTTTCAAAGGTGATTTGCTGACCGGCGTTCACAATTTCGGCACTGGCGTGATTCGCGCTGCCACCACAGCAGACACATTCAAGGCGGCTCTGTACTTAGCCAGCGCCACCATTGATGCCTCTACCACCGCATACACGGCCACTGGCGAGGTGTCTGGTACTAATTACAGTGCAGGCGGTGTCACAGTCACATTTGGCACTGCACCGAGCACCAGCGGCACGACAGCGTTTGTCACGCCAAGCGCCAGCATCACATATTCCGCAGTCACCTTATCCACAGCCTTTGATTGCGTGTTGATCTACAACTCAACCCAATCAAACAAAGCGGTTAGCGTACATACATTTGGCAGTCAGACCGTGACTGCTGGAACATTCACGCTGACAATGCCCACCAATGATGCCAGTACCGGCCTGATCCGGTTGGCTTAACCGGAGCAGCGGCATGGCTGCTTATGGAACAGGCTATTACGGCAAAGGTGTCTATGGCATAGGCAATGTTGTCATCACTGGCAATTCAGCCACTGTTGCTGTTGGCACGGTATTGGCCAGCCGATCAATCCAAGAAGATGGAACGATTGCCACTGGCAATGTGGGTACGGTTGGGCTTAACAGAACTGTTGCCATCACCGGCAATGCCGCCACTCTTGCTGTTGGATCGGTCTTTGTTTCACCAATCATCACAGGCAATGCTGCCACCGGTGCTGTTGGAACGGTAATAGGTGCGGTTCTCACGCTTCAAGACATCACAGGTGTTGAGGGTACAGGGGCGGTTGGTACAGTCACTTTCAGCAATTCTGTTGTTGTGGATATCAGTGGCGTTGCTCTGTCTGGCTTGGCTGGCACGCTGACTGGTTTCGGATGGGGCGTAGTGCCTGATTCCTCGGAATCGTGGACACCAGTTTCAGACACCTCAGAAAACTGGACGGATTTAGCAGACAATTCAATCACTTGGCAAGAAGCCGCGTAAGGGGTAAAGAATGGCAAAGACAGAATCATTGACGCAACAACGCTTGAAAGAGGTGTTGCACTATGATGCTGAGTCTGGAATCTTCACATGGGCGGCCAATAGAACAAGAGCATCTAAAGGAAAAATTGCAGGCGGCAATGATGGTCATGGATATTGGATGATTTGCATTGACGGTGTTAAATATGCCTCACACAGATTGGCGTGGATGTATGTTCATGGTTTTTTCCCAGAAGAAATTGATCATATAAATCATGTAAGAATAGATAATAGACTTGTTAATTTAAGAGAAACTGATAGGTCTGGAAATGCAAAAAACATTTCAAAACCATCAAACAATGTATCAGGCATTATTGGTGTTTCTTGGACAAAAAGAATAGGCAAAAGAAAAAGCAAGTGGGAAGTAAGAGCTTGCGGTAAATTTTTGGGATATTTTGACGATTTTTTTGAGGCAGTTTGCAAGAGAAAATCTGCTGAGTTGAAATTAAACTTTCACGCAAACCACGGAATTTGATGGAGATTCATAATGGCTGACTCAACTACGACCAACCTACTACTTACTAAACCAGAAGTAGGCGCAAGTACTGACACATGGGGCACAAAAGTCAATACTGACTTGGACACCATCGATGCGCTGTTTACTGCAAACGGCACTGGCACATCAGTCGGCTTGAACATTGGTTCAGGCAAGACATTGGCCGTGGCCGGTACAGCGTCTGTATCAGGCACATTCACTGTCTCGGCAACCGATGCCATCAAGATTGCATCAGGTACTACGGCACAGCGACCAGGCTCACCAGCAGCCGGTCAACTCCGATACAACACAACCCTCGGCAAGTTTGAAGGCTACAACGGCACTGTGTGGTCTTCAGTGGGTGGTGGTGCTACTGGTGGCGGTGCTGATACCGTGTTCTACGAGAACACGCGCACAGTCACAACGAATTACACATTAAGCTCTTCCAACAACGCGCACAGTGTTGGCCCTATCACCATCAACAGCGGCATCACCGTCACCATCCCAAGTGGCGCACGCTGGGTTATTCTGTAAAGGAAAAATATGTCATCAGTCGTCATTTCAGGAGACACCAGCGGGGCTATCACAGTTTCAGCGCCCCTTGTTGCTGGTACAAACACGCTGACGCTTCAAGCCGCCACTGCGACAAGTGCTGTCAATACATTGGGTACTGCTGTCTCTCCAACCAGTTCAGCATCTATTGATTACACAAGTCTACCAAGCTGGGTAAAGAAAATTACTGTGACATTTCAAGGTGTGAGTTCAAATAGTAGCTCTCTTTGGTTATTACAACTTGGTACTTCAAGTGGGGTAACAACAAGCGGGTATCTTGGTAGAGCTGCTGGAATTTCTGGAAGTGCATTTTCAGCTTATTCTGCTGGCTTTACTCTTTTAACTGATTCCAGCAACGGAGCTATTCTTCATGGGCTTATACAAATAGTAACGCTTGGCTCAAATAATTTTGCTATGAATGGAATATTGTCTCGGTCTGATGGCGGTAATTTATATTTATCGGGTGGCTCTATTGCTCTTAGTGGTGTTCTTGACCGAATACGCCTCACCACAGTCAACGGCACAGATGTATTTGATGCCGGAAC